GATAAATTATGTAAACAGATCACGGGAGAGATGAATCAGGTCCCGCTTGAGTCTACCAAAATAAAAACGTAACATTTCTGTTACACTCTTACTTATATCTATTATACGCTAATAAAATAAAAAGTCAACCAAGAAAATCATTAATTTGATCTAATAAAAAAAGGCCCACTTAAAAAGTGAGCCTTTAGTGTGACGCCTCGCAACGTCACGGTCCCTAAGGTAGTGGGATCTTATTATACTGTAATGCCTGATAGTGATTTAATTCTTTCTAATTCTTCTATTGCTTCAGCACCTCGTTCCTGTGCTGGTGCCATTCTTTCTACAAATTTACGTGCAACTTGTTCAGCCTGTTCACCAAACTTCTTGCCTACCATTGTGCATACGCCTTCTGGTCCTTTAGGGAATGTGCCTGTTTCTTTGTCGTAAAATGAATTGATAAATTCTGCAAGTTCTTTAATATTGGTTTTATCTGATGATCCTTCATTTGTTCTTTGTAATGCTTTTTTAACACTAGGATGATCTGCAAGTCCAGGAGCAATACTGTTAATTACTTTAACTGCACCTGAATAGTTTCCACCTTTGTATCTTGGATCGTTTAATACACCAAAAGCCATTTTGATTTCTTTATCACTAAAGCCTTGATTGTCTTTTTCTTCTTGTCCTTCTTCCTGTTGTGGTTCAACTTCATCTGCACCCACAGCAGGTTCATCAACCATATCTCCAAAATCTAACTGATCTAATACTTCTGGTGCGTTCTCTTCCACCCACGCTTTAATAAGTGGACGTACACATTGATCTGGATCTTGTTGTGCTGATTTTTTAATATCTTGTTCTAATTTAGGATCTTCAATAATGCCTTTTAGACTTTGAATAGCATTTGTACCATCAACGCCTGCTGGAAAATGTTGACCAACTAATTCATTTAATTTTTTGATCATATCAGTCTTTTCTTCGTCGTCGGCTATTGTCAGTGGGGATTCCTCACCTAATGAATCAACCCAAGCCTCAAATTTTGCCATTGGATCTTGTGCTGCTGTTTCTTCTTGTGCAACTTCTTCCTCTTCTTTACCTGTCATTTCGACTATGTCGTCATAGCCTATTGTCTCTTGTTCTTTCATTAATCTGTAGATGATTGGGAATGCACTAGCAATATCTTCTTTGAAATTTTTAACTGTGAATGCTTCTTTGTATTGCTCCATTACATCGTCTGGAACTTCTATTGGTTCTTGAGTTTGGAATGATTCTTTGTAAGCCTCATAATGTGCTTGTCTTGATAATTTTGCTACGTTATCTCTTAGAACCTCTAATTGAGCCTGGCTGCGTTCAACGATTGAATTTGTGTCGGAGTTCATTAAGTCGTTGCGTACACAGTAATTTGTAAAACTTTTTAGTTGAGCAATTTCTTCACTCATTTTAATAATGCTTTCACCGATTTCATCATATGGTAAGCCACCGTTTGCTACGTGACGTTGCATTGCACGAGCGCCTGCGAGGTGAATAAAAGGATATTTAAATCTTTCACCGTGTTGATTTTCAACAAACAATGCCGAAATATTTCTTGATCTATCTCCAGGCTTTTGTTCGTGATCATCAGCAAGTGTTTTGCTGTGCTTAATAATTAATCTTGTATCTTCTAATTTTTGGAAACTTTGTGTTTTAGTTCCGTATAAATTACTTTCATTCATTACACTTTCTCCGACAGGTTTTGTAATTGTATCGTTGGTTTGCTTTGGTGTCGAATACTGACTGAGGAAAGCATAATCACGCTTGTCCAAATTGTCCTTAGCAATATCTCTTGTATCAAAAGCAAGTAGTCTGCGTTTAGCAAACTTTCTTAATTCTCTTAAAAATCCGTACCAGTTGTTTTTTTGCTCATCGTCCATACCTTCTGAAATACCGTTTGAAAAGTAAACTTTCATACTGTTTGGTTCAGCAAGGCTAATACTAACGTGTCCGATACGCTTATCACCTTCTGTATAGTCAAAATCAAAGAATCTTGCATCCTCTGGATTAATGGTGATTTGGCCGGTTTCCTCGCCCAATTTTAGGCCAGAGAATCTGCTTCTAATCTTGTAAAATAAGTCCGTTGCGATATTAGTGGTTGCATCCATAGTAAAGTATTTATCAAAAACCTGTGCTTATAAAGATCGGCATTGGGTACTCGTCTTCCGTCATTCTTTCAGTTAATTTTTCGTAGATTTTAGGATCCCAATCGGCTAATACGTTAGCCATCCTTACAACTAATAAGCAGGCTGATACAAGGTCATCGTGTTCACCTGTTTTTGCGTTATACCCAACACCTGTTGCTACATACGTCTTTAATTCAGATATTAAGGGTTTACTGTTTATAATCATTTTGTCACGTTCAATTAAATTTTTAAGACCGCTACAAGCAGTAATCTTGGTTTTATGAGTTGTGTTAAAGCCTTTTCTATATTTACGAACGTGGCCTTTTCTAATAGGTTCACTTAAAAATAGTCCGTTGAAATTTTCTTCCCCTATATCTTTAATAACCACTAGTGCTGCTTCTCCTAAGGTATTATTTTCTACACTATAGTAGATAGTAGGGCTTCGATTTCCTTTTTCCATTGCTTGTGTATTGATATACTGTAAAATTTCTCTAAGTATTTTAATTTGTTGTTGTATAGGAGTTAAATTATGTCTCCATTCACCAACTTGTTCCATAGTCGGCATTTCAAATATTTGAATGGCTGCATAGTCACCACCGGTTCCTAAACTAGGATCAAGTGCTACAAGATATGTTGCATTTTGGTTTATCGGTTTGTACCAGCGTGTTTGGCCCATATTCATCATAGGCTCTTTTCCCTCTAATGCTGCAAGTTTAACACTGTTAATTAGAGTCTCATCAAAGATCAAGAATTCACAATCAAACTCACGACGGAATCTTTCTTCACCGATCTTAGAACGTTCTTGATCAGCCCAGGCTTCATCTCTATCTGGATGTTCTTCCCAATGTGCAAAGAAAGGAAAGAAACCATTGGTTCCTACTTTTTGATCATTACCGTATTCGTCAAATTTTTTATTTGCTTCAGTCCAGATCATAGCAAATTGATCTTCATCTGAGTTTGGTGTTGATGTTACAATCGCTTTACCACCTGTTGACAATGTAGGTGAAAGTGCAGTCCAAAATTCTTTGGCCTTCTCGGGTGGTTGAACGAATGCAAACTCGTCACAGTATATTAACGAAAGTGACTTACCTCGACCAGTATCTTCTGTTGTTGTGGTTGCTTGTATTCGAGCACCGTTATCATATTCAATTGTGTTTCTGTTGTAGGTATAAACACCAGCACGAATAAAGTCGGGTAAATTTTCATAACCGAATCTATATCTATTCATAATATCCTGCGCACCTGTGTATTTGTGTGCAGCAATTAGAACCTGTGCTTCTGGAGTAAACATACAATACCATAATAGATAACCGGCTGCACAAGTAGTCTTACCCATCTGTCTAGGTAACATAGCAACACAATATCTATTTTCAGCATATGCTTGAATTAGTTCACGTTGGAACCCGTAAGGTACAAATTTTAATGAACCTAAAACAGGATGTTGAATCTTTAAAAAATTTTCACAGAAATATAAAGGACCCGTGATGGGGTCCATACACGCTTCTAGATGTTTAACTTCTTCTAATGTGTATTTTTGTTTCTGGTGCGCCTTCTTAATCTGGACGCCATCTAAACTCTTTGCCATACAAGTATTTACCCAAGAAAATAGGGCCCAGAGGCCCTATTTGGATAGTTATGAAACTGTATATTATGCTAGATTAAAACTGTTTTTTACTGTGCAAGTAACTGCTGTCATATCAAATGAATTATTACCATAAGTAGCGCCTAATGCAATAATTTCATCTTCAATTTGTTCTACTAGAGTTTCTGCGCCTGCTCCATCCCAATCTTGTGTATCATTTGCCATTTCTATAGCAAATGCCATTACTTGATTGGTAGAGTGTAAGTCGCCTCTAATAACGATAGTAGCATACTTACCAATGATGTCAACAACTGCTTGAATTGCTTCGTTAGCACCAACTTCTGCGTTTGCTGCTGCACCAAAGTCAACTTCAAATAATGTTAAATCTTTATTTCCAGCATAATCAATTGTTGAAACACTTGCGGCTGGTTTACGATTTTCTGCAACTAATACCGAGCTGCCGCCGCCGATTGTTGCTGTTAATAAGTTTGCCATTATTTCGCTCCTTTAGCCTCTGCTAGTCTTTGTAATAATTCTGCACGAATCTGTGATCTTAGATCGTCACCTTCTTTAACACGTTGCATAGGATTGTCTCCACCTGCAACCTTAGGATGAGTTCCTTTAGGACGATTCATACCACCTGCAAGTTTGTTTTGCATATAGTCAATATCTCTTTCGTCTTCTTCAGGTTCATTTTCATACGCTTCTTCTTTATCTTCTTTATCTTCTTCGTCGTCGGAATCTTTTTCCATATCGTGATCATCCATATCGTGATCATCATCGCCGTCTCTGTCTAGAGTTTTTAATAAAGGTTTTTCTTTAGCGTGATCTTTTTCGTGTGCATCTAAATCACCTGAGTGATCATAGTCTGAATCCATTTCGCCGCCTGGCATATCATCGTTATCACCATCAAAGTCTGGAATTAACTTATTGATAGGTTTAATGCTGATAGGCATTGGCATTGGCATTGGCATTTCTGGTTTTGCAGGTTGATTAATCATATCCGGATTTACTTTAGTCATCAACTTGAGCATATCTTCAATATTATCCATACCTTGTGCATTAATATTAACGCTCATACTAGGAGGTGGTGTATCTTTTTTTGGCTCAATTGATGATACCGGTGGTGGCATCAATGACTGTGATGCATTTACACTATCACACCCGCAATTTTCGTTGTTAACAACTGGCGTATCAAGTTCCTGCATTTTTGATAGTAGTTCTTGAAAGTTCATTATTTACTCCCTACAGGACTTTTAACGCCTGCTTTATCTGTTTTAATTTTAGGAACATCTTGATAAACATCCGCCTTCAACTTATCGTGCCCTAATTCTTTTCTTCTTTCTTTTGCTTGTTTAGAAAGATCTTTTAAGAAAGATTTATTAAAGTCGTCACCGAAATAATCTTTGTGTTTGACTTTTACTGCTTCCTTGTATTCGTTATCGTGTAGCAATGCACCTTCGTAATCTTTATCTCCTGCTGTAATTTGATCAATCTCGCTAGGACTTGCGCTGTTTCTAACTCGAAAATGTTCTGAATCACAGCAATTCATTTCTGTAATTTCTTTTTCAAGTTCAGGTGCAGTAAGTGGATACTCTGTCATTACGTCAAAAATATGAACTTCTACATTTTTAAGTTGCGGAAAGTCTAAAGGTAAGTCTTGTACAGGAGTAGTTTTTAACTGCTCAAACTGCATAATTCCGCGACCCTCTAGTCTTTCTTTTAATTGCTCAGCAAAGTTTTCTGGTAGTTCACCAGCAACTTTAACCTTAAAACTATAGGTTTTCTTTGACTCTGATAGGTATTCTTTAAACGTCTTCATATGTATATTTATTCCTTTCCGCCCAATTTTCTAATTAATTCATTGCGATCTAGTACCACATAACCCTGTCCATCCATAACATCATTAGGATCATCTGGTGTATCTTTATCAATTTTTAACTTTTTAAGTTGTAAATCTACTGCTTTTAAGCGTTTATCAACCTTAGCAGTCTTAGCATCTATAGCATTTTTTATCATACTACTTGCTACTTCAAAAATTCTTCCGCTATATCTTACTTCAACATTCATACCCAAATCCATTAGATCGTCATATGCTTGTTCTGCTTTGGCTGCTAAATGATCTAACTCAGCATCACCTAAATTATCAAGTTCTCTAATTTGTGGTAGATCTTTTGTAATTTGGCTTACTGCTTTATAACTGTCATCTAAACTCCTAACTTGTTGGTGTTTTTCTTCCGGATCACTAACTTCTTCAACAGGAGTCGTTTCTGTTGCCGTTACTGGCTCAGCAGTTTCTTTATCTTCCAAATTAAACAATTCTTCTAACTTTTTAGTCATACTGTACTTATCTTCTTTTACTACCGGTGTGAAAAATATCTTCTTCGTTAACTACTCGAAATCTAATACGTTGTTGTTTGCACCAAGAAGTTGCTGCTTCCCATTTTGCCATATTAAGAATGTATTGTTCTTGATTATATCGACTTTTTCCTACGTTCTCTCTCATAGTTTGATTTTTTGGTTTTACTTCAATTACTTCTGCGTGTTTCTTACCATCTTTAGATTTATAGACAATAAAAAAATCAGGAACATAAATTGTATACTTTCCAGTTAACGGACTTTTATAAGGTATTTGAATACTTTCGCTGGCCCAACTTTCCACACCGGGATGTTCGTCGAGCATTCTCATAAAAACAAATTCCCAACTACTTCTAGCAAGTGGTCTTTTCTTACCTACATACTTGCCAGGATTTTTCATCTCGAATCTTCCTTGGGCAAATTTAGGCATTATGGCACCACGTTACGTTGTTTGTTTACATCAGAAATAGGTTTTCTATAACCTAATGTTGATGTTGATGGTCTATTATTATTTAAAATTTCAGAAACTAATCCACTGATTTCTAATTCAGTAAATCCTTTTAAGTCATCAAGGATTTTAAATATGTCAACGTTATCTAGTTTTGCTTGTTTTAATAATACCGCAGCACTTATTAATGCAGCATCTTTATCAAATCCTTTTGATTCAAAAAAGTTAATCGAAGCATCAATGTCAGGAACTTTATATGATAAAGGCTCAACACCATATGTGTCAAAAAACAATTTAGTTCTTGCACCACTGTCTTGTATTTGTTTTGCTGGTAAATTTGTTTGCGTATTGATGTTTGACATTTCTTATAGCCCTGTAATCTGTCCTGCTGGATTAGTTGCTAATTTTTTTGCATTTGCAGGAGTATTTTCATTTTGTGAATCATTCTTAGGAAATATTGCGCCAGCCACTCCACTGATTGTGTTGGCTATCTTTTGTGTTCCTGCCGGACTTGTAAGTATATTAATTGCCTCTGCCTTAAGTCCATCTTTGCTCAAACTTTTTATGTTTTTAAAAGTATTCACAGCCTTGATTGCTGTTCCTAAAAATCCTTGTCCTGAACCAAATGCCTCGCCATTTTCAACTGCGCCAAACACTTGCTCTAATCCATCTAACACACCACCTTCACCAAAAAGATTACTGACGCCACCGCCGGCTACAGTTAACGGACTTGGGGTGTTGTCATAATGCAGTGTTGCAAATCCTTTTGGAGATCCTTCACTAACTCTTCCAGCGGAATATAAAACGGCTTCGTATGAAACAGACATTGAAGACTCTGCTGGCTCACTTGTTGCAGAGTAATCCATCGTGCCGTGTTCCCAATTTTTAATTTTAGGATTAACTAATGTATATCCAATAAATCTTCTTCTACCCATTGTATAAATTGTTATACTTTTAAACAACGGAGTACTTACGTCATTATCTAAACCGTATCTAAAACTGTTTGCGCCTTCACCAATTGCCGGTCTATAGTTGGTCTTATTGCCGTATGCTGCTGCCACGTTGTGTCTATCTCTTACATAGTATCCATAGTAGACAGCCCACAATGCACTAACAACACCTTGATTATCATCGTGGAAGGTCATACTCACATCATCATAATTTAACATTTTATAGATAATATGTTTTCTATTATATTCGTTGAGTACTTCAGTATCAAAACTAAATTTAGGAAGATCGCAGGTCTTAATTAATAATCCAAATTCGTTTATATGTTTTGATGTAAAATTAGTTGCTTTGTTTGCACTAGAATCTAATTCAAATCGAACATAATAGTTAAATTTCGTCTTGGGAGCAAGACGCATTGTATCATCAATGAAGAGTCTAGTGGCGTGTTGTTGGTTACCTACTATTCCTCTCGGATTCGTAAGTCCACTGAATACATCTGTTAGAAATCTAGTAAATTTATTGGCCATACTATTATTTAGCCATAAAAAAAGCCCGGAAAAAATCCGGGCTTTTTAAAATAATAGTAAAAACTATTAACCTTGTGCAGCAGTAGCACCAGTAGTTGCATTGCCGATTGTTCTTTCGACAGCAGCACCAATACCAACGCCAACACCTTGTTCTCCTGCACCCCATTGTACCATATTGTCAAAACGTATGGTTAATGCTACAGTTGCAGCCTCGTTAGTACCATAGTTCATATCACCATAGTCAACGTTAGTTAGGAAACAACCATAAAGGTTAGAAGTTTCAAGTACATTAACGCCGGATGGGTTGTTACCATTACCGCCGTCTAGTACTTCAATTTTAGTTGTAAACTTATAGTCAATACCAGATCTTGCAGAAGCCTGTTCAACAAAGTCAAACTGTTTCTGAACCTGTTGACCAACTAGTTTCTGTACTTCACCAGTTGCATCATCACGCAAGTTTAGTGTAACAGTTTCAAATGTATACTTACCTGCTAGGTATACACGTGAGTTGTACACTTCTAATGGCATTTCTTCAAAACCAACTTTTGGTCTTGTGACATCAACAACTTGCTTTGTAAGTTCAGTCGCAGCCGTTACTCCGAATCCAAGTAAAGTAACGCGGAAGCGATACTTTAACTTAGGCATCAAGAGCACTTGGTTGCCTGCGTCTGTTGGTACTCCAAAGTTATTTAAAGATGTAATAGGCATAATTAAATTTCTCCTGTGTTCTTGACACGCAACGGAATGTAAATGAATTCAACAGCCTTAACAGGTTCAATAGCAATGTCTACGTATAGTTCATTTCTATCAATTCTTGCTGGGGTGTTGTTGGTTTCATCACAAACAACAGCGAAATCATAAAGAGCTCTTAAACCAACCAATTCAAGTAGTAATGATTCTACTGCTTGTTTGATTTCGTCTCTAGTGATTTTATCATTTGGTTCAAATATATACGGACGAGCCAACTTGTTCAACTGACTACGTAGGTATACTACCAAACGTGCTACGTTGATTCTATCTAGTGCAGAAGCATTTCTTGCACGAGTTTTTTGACCGTAGTTGACCAAACCAACTCCATTAAAGAATGTAATTGGGTTAATCTTTAGATCGTACAACGTATCTCTTTGGCCTTCGTTCAACGCTACAGTTTGGAATTCTCCAGTAGCAGCATCAATGTAACCTACTGCTGTTGCGTTACTAATTCCGCCTCGTCTTGTACCTGCTGGTGCAAACCAAGGGAACGATACCTGATCGCTAAGTGCGATAGTTCTTAGCATCATATGTGAAGCCGGAACTACTGCGTTTGCTCCGCCTAGGTCAGTTGTAAATCCGTTTGGATAAAAAGCACCTAAGTATTCGTCATATGTTACTAATCCATCATCACTATTGTCTGTTACTAGATTAGCATTTGAACCATAGTTTGTAAGTGAAGTTGCATCTGCTCTTAATCTTAATGGTGTATCACCAATAACAAATGCAGTAAGTCCTCTGTCAATGTTTAAGTTAACAAGATTACTCATCACTTCTGTGTAACCAGGAGCAGCAATAATGTTGAAGTTTCTACGCTCTTCGTCTCTGATTTGATCACTTGTATCAATCACAGATTTCATTGCTTGTACAACAACCATACGCTGTGCCTTTCTGCCAAATGATCCGCTACCATCTTCTTGGTTGCCTGACTGTGTTACCCAACGGTCAGTTGCGTAACCACTCATTGCTTGATCATTAAAGCGTGTATTGTCTGCTGTGGTATCGATATAGTTATTTGCATAACGTTTAACGTTACCGCCACTTCTACGTAAGTTCCATAACAACATACCTTTTGGATATAGTGCTGGATCTGGAGCATCTGGATCTAAGTAGTTGCTTGTTAATAGGTCTACAATAGTTGCTGCTGTATTACCATTAGCACCACTTAAACCATAACGTGCATCTCCAAATAAGACTCCGTCTTCAGTAGTTTGATCTGTTTTATCTAATTGTACCCACTCTAGCAAATCACCATTCCAACGATACATTGTTGGGAAGTTTTCAATATCTGCTGTGCTAATCCATAAGTCGCCATCAACAAGCGGTGTACCGTCGCTTTGACCAGTAGTTGCACTTGGTGCTGTTGCGCTTACAATAGGACCATTTGGTGAACAGTTAGCGTATGCTACACTGTAGTTGTGGTAGCCAACCCAAGTAGTACCATTATGAATCATAATGTCTACATCGCTAAACTCTGGATTGTACCATAACTGGCCATCATCTGGTTCGTTTTCTGGATTGTCAGAACTTGCATAGAAGTTTCTAGCAGCCAATGGTTCCCAGTTAGAAGCAATGTAGTCTTGACTTGCTCCTGCTGGTGCGCTGTAAAAGTTTGAAGTTCCAACTAGTGTGTTAATGCTGAAAGGTGTAAACACATTTCCAACTGGAGTGTTTGTACCATCAGTAATTCTAAAGTCTCCACCTAGTTTGTGGAAAATTTGTACTTCGTTGTCTGCTGTAATTGCTGCTTCAACGTTTGTAAGTCCAGCGGAGTTAATAGCGTTTGCCATTAATTCTGCGTCACCTACAGCACCTGTAGCAGTAAATGAAATTGTTACTGCACTAGATAGTGCTGCTGAACCTTTAACACCTTCTTGAATATTAAAAGTGTTTGATCCAACTGTAAATGAACTTGCATCAATTTCTGCTGATTTAATTACAGTATTACCTGTTGCTGATCTTCTCCAAACTCTAAATGATGCTGTTGCTGGAGTTGAATCATAGTTGCTGTGTTCGTTACTGTTTGACTGTACAAAAAGACTGTCAACTGGAAGATTAACACCACCACCTGATCTATCTAGGTAGTAAATTGCCTCGTTTCCTGTTGCATAAAGAGGTGCATCAACCACCTGCCAAGTAGCAAGACTTGAAGACCAGTTATAAGCTCTCCATCTTGCACCGTTGTTTGGTTCAGTAGTTTTAACCCATACACTTCCTGTTGGACGAGATTCTGAATCTGCTGTTTTCCATTGAGGAACACTAGTGTGTGGAGTCATTTGTACTACTGGTCCATAATATGTATCTTTAGCAATACCTAATGCAGTAAAGTCAACGTTCGGTGTTGTTCCACCATCGTCAATAATGATTGCGTTTGCTAATGAGCTGTCGCCAACTGAATCATCAAGTGTACCGTCACTGTAAAGATAAAGTTTGCCACTTACGTTTCTAGCAACAATACCCTGTGTTTCTGTAATAGAACCGTTGATTGCAGTAACTAAATCATCAAGTGTACCTGTAATTTCAAAGTCAGTACCATTGATAGTAAAGTGTCCTGAAGTTGCACTCATTGTACCGCCAATCACTGTTGGGTGACTTGCTGTCCAATCATTGCTTCCTACTAGTACCCAAGTACCTGATGTAACTGTTGAACCATTACCTGCAGATTTGTAATAGATTTTTGCTGTTTCTTTAGAAGCAGTAAACGAACCGCTACCATCTACTGTTTCAAATACAACTGCATAATCTCCGATAGCACCAACTGAACCTTTAGGTGCTCCGTTATCAATTTTTGAACTATCGTCATCTGTTAATACGATAGGTGTTTTGTTAGCAAATTTTTGTCCGCCTGTAGTTGTAACTGCTGCGCCATTCCATTCTTGAATACCCCAAGCAGTACCTCTAGTGTCGATCCACCAAGTGCCATTATCCGGATTCGCTCCCGGTGCTTCTGATTGTCCTGACAGTTCTGCAAGATCTACATCCGCTCTTACTACGAACGCTGCGTTAGAAACACCTAGTAAACTATATGCTGCTAATAAACCGTATTCGTTAAGTTCGCTGCCGTGGATAGGCGTATTACTTGCTGTCTTTTCAAAGTTTGGTACTCCGAAAAGATCTACTAATTCTTTCTGTGATGTTACCTTGAATGCAGAGCCTGCATTCGCTTTTGTAGTCGCTGCGGCAGTTCCAGTGCCAGCGGCATTTATTTTGTCTTGTGCGGTTGCTACAACAATTAAAGGAGTCGTACCCGGTTCAGCAGGGGTATAAAAACTCTCATCAATTACCGTAACTTCAACGCCGGGTGATTGTAGTGCCATTTACTTTATCTCCTGGTAATGTAATTTCAATTCATTACGTAATGTATTGCTAATGTATTTAGTGTAGATTTAGAAAAAAGCCCATTTATACCGCTTGAAAAAGGGGTGTTAAAGGTGTAAATATACATATGAGACCATTATGTAAGTGTGGTTTACGGCCAAAAGCAGTAAACTATAAAAAAGGAAACAAGACATACTACCGCAGTCTGTGCGAAATATGTATGAAGCACGGTACCTATTATGGAATACCTAGATGGTATAGAAGTGGTTACCGAGTTAAAGACAAATGTGATAAGTGTGGATTTAAATCAATACACTCTGAAGTATTTCGTGTGTTTCACGTAGACGCAAACTTAGATAACTGTAGGCATAGTAACCTAAAAACTGTTTGTGCTAATTGCTGTACTGTCCTTGCTAAAGAAGGTATTAAATGGAAGCAAGGAGATCTTGTGGCTGACTTTTAATATTCAAAGTTAACTCAATTTGATCGTATAAATCTTGTATAGTTCCATCATTAACTAGTTCAACATCAAACTTGGTTCCAACCCAAGCCCATTCAGAAGCGTGTATGTTTTTAGTCTGCATTGCATTGATTGCGTTCATCATTCCATCGTTGGCGCTAAGAGCAGTTTCATACCAACTAGGCAATTTACCTCTTTTAACCCATACAATTTTTCCACCATTCTTTCTAATGGCGTTTACTTCATTAGGAAAACGACAGTCTGAAATCACTACGTTATCTTTACTTTGTCGAATTTTGTTTTCTAAACTTGCTACCCAAATATCGTCGTGAAATGCTCTGCGACAGACTTCAGTTCCCCAATATTGAAGAACCCAACGAGGAGTTAATGTAGGCATAGCAAGGCGTTCTGCCCACCACTTATCTACTTGTTCTCTCCATTCACGTGCTTCTTTAGTTCTGCCTTCAAGCATTGTGCGATCCCAACCAAATACAGCAGAAACAGCATCTTTCAATGTGTTAGCAAAACTTTCTCTACGAAATTCGTGAAAATTAACAAGGTAATCAGCAACAGTATCTTTGCCACTACCAATGAATCCACAAACGCCTACAATCATAATATTCTCCTAAGTATGATTGTATTATAAACGTTCTTTAGATGTTTGTCAAGAGTTAAATGTAAGGTCTTGGCTGTTGTGGCTTGCCTGTATTAAGTTTTCTAGCCAAAACACTTGCTGTATTGATTGATTTGGTACGTTTTTGACGTCTAGCCTGTGTTGGTGCTGTTCTAGCACGAGTTCTTTTCATACGTTGTGCTGCCGCAACATCATATTGTTGAACACATTTTGAAGGATGACTTACTTGTCTACCTGCTCTTGGACCTGATGAACAACGAAAACGTAGTTTGGTTTTTCCTCCGCGTTGATTGTGTTTACCAACGCCCCAAACCATTTTAGCAACTTCATTATAAATTTCTTCGTCACTTTCAAAAATAAATTCTGATGCTTTCATTATCCGTTAATCCAAGTGTATCCTGAGCCGCCCGGAACTAGAGTTACTAGTTCGGCTGTTAGTCTTTCAATGTCTTGAAAGCCTTCTTGTTTTAGTGTTGCACCATTAAGTGCTGTACCGCCCTGTGGTCCTGCAATAGAAGCAAATTTTTCACGAGCCTGTCCTAACATTACTTTACAGTTTGCTAATGTGTAATCTTTGATCCATTGACTTGCATAGACATCTTGCAAAATAACAAAATCTGGTTTACTGTTATAACACCATAGTAATACATTTTCCTCACCTCGAGGACGTTGCATTATAACCAATTTTTTGCTCTGAGGATGCCAAGTAAAATTAATAAATGATCCAAACATTTTACCAACTAGTTCTTGGTAACCTGCAAACAACTCGTAAGTTGCTAGGCCTCCCATATTAGTAGAACTTAATAGATAAGTGTTTGTATAAGCAAGGTTAAATGGTTCAAACACTGTTCCGCCTGTTCCATTTCCTGTTCTACTACCTACGCTTCTGCGATAGATTTGTCTTACCTGCTGTATTTCTTGTGGTAAAACATACTCGTTTTGGTCTTTCTGTAATGTAAGTGTTATATAACTTTCTTCAACAGAATTATCACTGCGCTGTCTAAATACACCCAGCGATCTTATTAATGCTGTTTCGTAATGATTAGGGTCTAGTTCGACGTCGATCATACCGTCGCCGAGCATAGTCTTACAATAATCAAAAACCTTTTGTTTTTCAATGTCAATTTGGCTCATATAACTATTTATGCCTTGTGCTAGAAACGGTAAATAAGTGTACTATGCCAAGACTCAGTTTATATAAACCCGAAAAGGGAAACGATTACAAATTCATTGATAAAACTGCCTGGGAGATGTTTCAAGTAGGTGGTGTTGATGTGTTAGTTCACAAATACATTGGCCCTGGTACTTCTATCCAGGGTGATACCCCTTCTACGCCAGCATATTCTGTGCAAAGCGAAACTAACATACAGGATATGTTGTTTTTAGAAAACAGAGATAGAAAATATGATCCTGATGTTTACGTTCTTAGGGGTGTATATAACGTACAAGATATTGATTTTAATCTGAGTCAATTTGGACTATTTCTACAAAACGATACACTATTCATAACATTTCATATTAATGATACTGTTGAAAAATTAGGCAGAAAAATAATGCCTGGAGACGTTATTGAGTTACCGCATCTCAAAGATGAGTATGCACTCAATGACTTACAGTTTGCTTTAAAAAGATTTTATGTTATTGAAGATGTAAATCGTGCAGCAGAAGGGTTTTCAGTAACTTGGTACCCACATCTATATCGTGCAAAATGTAAACCATTAGTAGATTCACAAGAGTTCAAAGACATACTGGATCAAATTGCAGACACTGACAACTACAAAGGTGACTGGAATGCTGATGCTGTGTATGCTGTAGGTGATGTTGTAAAACACAACGGAGAAAAATATACAGTTATACAAGAAGCACAAGGTATAGAACCACCAAACAGTTCTTACTATAAACTTGCCGATACTCTAAAAGAAATTATGAGTACTTATGAAAAAGAAATGCAAATTACACAGGCAGTTCTTAATCAGGCAGAAGCAGATGCTCCTCAAAGTGGTTACGATACAACTAAACTTTATACATTACAAAGAGACGAAACTGGTAAACCAGAACTTGTAACTGCTGATACAACATTAGACGATGCAACTATTGATTCAATAACTGCTGATGTCGCTTTCCAATCAGCGGAAGCAAACGGATATACTGGCTATCTAGTTGGTGACGGATTACCTCCTAATGGTGCTCCATTTACACAAGGTATTGCTTTCCCTATTGGACCAGGTGAAGGACAATATCACTTACGAACTGATTATAAACCTACTCGACTGTTTAGATTTGCTAAAGGCAGATGGAGTAGAGTGGAGGACGATGTGAGAACTAATATTACACATCTCAGTGCTACAGATGTTGCACCGGGTGCTGACTTTGCAGGCAAAGTTCCAAAAGAAACACAAAAAACTTCATTCATTAATAATACTAATGAACAAGTTATCGATGGAAAAGTTGTTAAAGAAAGACAAAGTTTATCTAAAGCACTTAAACCAGAGGCGGACAATTAATGCGTATTGACGAAATATTAGGATTTGCAAAAACAAGTGGAAAAAAATTCACTGTAAAGAAACGTCCACCAGAAAAATTTGATGATGAACCAGTTGCATTAAAAATTAAGAACAGACGAGCAGACGCTGCAAAAGGCAAAGAAGACGCTTGGAAGAATAAGGTATCTAAATAATGGATTTTTTCTACGACGGACAGATTAGAAGATATGTAACACAGTTTATGAGAATTTTCATAGGCTTTAAATATCAAGCCGGTGATGGTACTCAACAATCTGTTCCTGTTATGTATGGAGATATGACAAGACAGGTAGCAAATATTATTAGAGAGAACTCTGAAAACAAACTACCTACAGTTCCTAGAATTGCTTGTTATATTACAGGTCTTGATATGGATACTGATAGATTATCTGATCCAACATTTGTTAGTAAAGTAAACATCAGAGAAAGAAGATACTACGAAGACGAGCAAACAGGTGAACGTGTTTATACAGGGGAACAAGGTAAAAACGTAACAGTTGAAAGACTGATGCCTACTCCATTTAAGTTGACTATGAGAGCAGATATATGGACTTCAAATACTGATCAGAAACTTCAACTAATGGAACAAATTTTAGTATTGTTTAATCCTGCACTAGAAATTCAAACAACAGACAACTATATTGACTGGACCAGTTTAAGTGTAGTGTATCTAACAGGATCATCATTCACTTCTAGATCTATTCCGGCAGGTATTGAAAGCGATATTGATATTTCTTCGGTTGATTTTGAAATTCCAGTATGGATATCACCGCCTGCTAAAGTTAAAAAACTTGGTATTGTTAGAAGTATTATTGCAAACATTTTTACAGAAGATGGAGATGTAAAAAATATTTCTTCATTAGTATACAACAATACCGATGCAAATACAGTTTATGTTAATGCAAGATATCCTGTGCTGTTATTTAAAGCAAATAATGGTCAAGATTACGATTATGATTTAACAATTATTGATCAATATCAAGCAATTCAAAGTTTAGGTTTAGATGAAAAAGAATTTACCAACGGTAGAAAACTTGACTGGCATTCTGTACTTGCAGCATCAGGTAATTTTAATGCTGGAAGTATGATTTATTTTAGGCAACCTAACGGAAATGAAATTGCTGGAACTTTTGCGGTTAATCCGGTTGATTCGAATGTATTATTAGTAACTCTTGATCAAGATACTATTCCTGGTAACACTATTCTTTCATCAAGTAATAGACAGTCATCTCAATTAACAACCATTGATGCTATTATTGATCCTTTTAGATATAATCCTATAGAAAAATTTAATGGTTTATCAAATATTCCATTAGGCCATAGATTCTTAATTTTAGAAGATATCAACACAAGCGAAAATGTTGGTGGGTTAATGGAACACGGAAATGATCCTACTGACGGCAGCAGTAAAGATCCATATGATGGTCCAGATGGATGGAAAGCATTAAATGGAAGCGATACTGTTGTTAAAGCCAACAGTATTATAGAATGGAATGGTAGTGGATGGGATATTTTAAGAAGCCCATCATCATTGACTTCTCCCACATATGTCCAAAACTTAAGAACCGGGATCCAATATAAATGGGATGGAACTCAGTGGCTCAAATCTTTTGAGGGAGAGTATTCTCCAGGATTTTGGAGATTGGATCCTGATCCAGCATAATTAAGTATATGCAAAAACGTGCTGGACTATTATATCTTTCGTTAAATAATCACAGAATATTTCTTATATTAGAAAATGAGAAATGGACTGTTCCAACCTTTTCACGAAAAGATACTCTATTTGAAGACAGCCGAGCAGTTACCGATGTGTTTATCGAAGGTAAAATTTTGCCTATAGAATTATATACATCTAAAGATAAAGGTTTTGAATTTAGTACCTATATTTGTTTAGTAAGTGAAGAGTTTATTCCGTCCGATTATACTATTTGTTGGAGTAAACTAGATCAACTTCCAAAAAATATTCATACTGGACTAAAAAACACATTAAATAGTAACATTATTAAAACAAAAATAGAAACAATTTTGGAGTTACAAGATGCAATCATTGATTAGTCAACCTAAAGTTCAAGAGGATATTAAAAGATATCTTGACCGTATTGATAAACTTACTAATGAAGAAGTAAAGAGAGAGTGTCAACGTCTCCTTAAATCACTTGAACAAGAAATCAAAGCAATTGATATTCACCACGCTGAACTATTAAGAAGTAGAACACTTCCTAATCTAACTGAAGATTCAAGAAGCCAAATTCTAGTTATTAGAAGACAATTAGAGAAAAAACTTAAAGATAGTAAAGTTTAGATTACTGCGAAGTCTTTGATAACAATACTGCCTACCATACCACCGTGGTTGTCACAAGCATATCTGTAACCTCCTGAGATTCCGTAAGGTACTTTCCAGTAAAGAATTCCACTTCCTTTTCCTTGAGCAGACGCTCCTGTAGAAACAGTTCCGTTACTATCAACGTGAACTAGTCCTGTGTCATAATTAGATCCTACAGGATTTTGTATTACAAACGGATGACTTCCACCTGATGTTAGTTCAAAAGCAATAGTTGTTCCGCTGATTGCATATATTGTAGGATTGTTACCAGAATATTGATCCATTAACCAAGCAATAGTACCGTTGTTACTAACAACTAATTTAGTTATTGCAGGTAAGTAAACATCTGAAATATCAATTCCAGCATTTGTTGAATCAGTAAGGGCACTGAAGTTTGCAACTCCACCACCAGTAGCATCAATAGTTAGTGTGTCACCACTTATTGATGTCGTAATATTAGTTCCACCGACAATTGATAAACTGTCGTTGGTTACGTTTGCTGTTGTGCTACCGCTATCAGAAGTGATAGTTGTAAAACTAGGAGTATCACCGCCACCACCTGCTGATGAACTGATAGTAATGGTATCAGTTGCAGCATTTGTTGTGATTGTAACATTCGATCCAGCAACAAAAGTAAGTGTATCTGTACTAGTATCAGCAACAACATTGTCTGATCCAGCAACAGCAATAGTACCAAAATTGTTAGGTAATGATACAGAATTTGATGCTGTAACTACGTTCCAAGCAACGCCGTCAAATTGCCAGGTAGTTGATCCTGATGTAAATGTTTGTCCGTTTGCTGGACTGCTTGGAAAATTTATCGCCATAATATTACCTCATACGTATTTAGTATTTCTTAACCCTTATATTAAAGCCATTCCTTACAGATAGCCTTGACATAATATTTCTACTTCCTTTTTTAAATCTTGCATCTATTGGTCCTTGATATAAAACCCTAGCAGCACTACCTTCTATACTATTGTAATCAAACCAATTCCCATCGTTAGGAGTTGTTGATTCTACACCGTAATAAAAATCTGTAGGATCTTGTTCGTTCAAACCAAGAACCCAATCCTTTAGTTCTCTCCAAGTCCAGTCTCTATTGTGTTCTAGTATGGTTGCTAGAAATCCTGCTGCTACTGGACAGGCAGCACTGGTACCACCAAATGCACAATCTTCAGGAATTCCTGCTCCACTACCACTATCAAACGTAAACCCGGTATAGGTTGCAGGATATCTTCCTTCGGCTGTGTATGTTTTGTTCGCTGCTAGTGTGCCATCGCCGGCGGCATAAACATCTATTTGATTACCTCTGTCACTGTATCCTACCTTGGCTTCTAATACACTATTAACGAAATCATCATCAAGGGCACCAATGTTTATTGTCTTATAATCTATGCTACCATCTTCTTTTGTATACATTCCTCCCTGTTGAGGAAAGCCTGTCCTATTTGTGGTTCCATAAACAGCAACACCAAATTCAAAAAGTTCTGAATCTTCCAAAGTTCCGCCATTGGTTGTTGTAATATAATTGTCAAAGTCAGGGTGTCCAGATTTTACAACCTTTTGATTACTGTTGCCGGCAGCACCAACAAATATAACACCCTCTTCAATCATTTCGTCCAGTGCAGTTGTAAGAGAATTTGTTTTCATTTCTGATTTCCAACGCCCGTTATCGCCTTGTGTCCCCATATGGCTTAACCATGCAATACCAGTTTCAGTTGTATATGATACATTGGTAGTTGCACGATGATTATAATATAAGGTTGATGCATTACCGACATTAGCATTAACTGCGCTAGGTGTCTTGTCTGAACGATACCCCCAACTGTTCGAGCTAATGGTAGGATTCCTAACACCGTATTTTGTGTTGATTGGCTTTAATCTATGAAATAGTTTTTGTATATCGAATCCCTCTTCAATTCCACTACCATTGAACCCATACAAATCGATCATCCATTTGTTAGCATTATACGCCCAGCCCTGAGTCCTTCCATATGTTAACGCACCACAAGGTGTTCCATGTTCACCGTCTCCGTTTGTGGGCTGTGAAGTATTGTCACCGCTAACATTGGTTCTAGTATAACTTGCACTGACTGATACCGTTCCTTCGTTCGCAAACTTTGCGCTTCGCGCACCGGCATTCCCCCACCAATCTCTTGCCACACTCTCCACAGGAACGGTGGTTCCGTCCCAGCGTGTGGTTAATCTAGTTCCTGGATCAGCATCAAACCAATCAGGATCAATGTGATAAGGACCATCTAAGACAACATCTAGCACATCGCAAGTTCCGTTACCGGGCAATAAATTTCCACCTACGTATCCTGCTGGTTTTTCTACAGGAGTTGTTCCATCACTTATTAAAACACAATTGTTTTGAAATTCAGGATGTCCTATCCAGCATCCTTCGTCTGCAACGATCACATCAATATCTTTACCTGATCCGTATTGAGAAATTACTTCCTGTGGAACTGCATTATCTGTTAATCCGTTATCTACCCAAGGATCTAAAAATTGTTGGTGCCTATACAATGAATAACTTGCACGATTAGAATCTGTTGCGTCTGGACTTACTGCTAAAGTATTTGATACTTCAAACTCTCTATAATTTTTTATTGTTCCGCTGTAGCGTGAGACTAATTCAGGCCTTATTGACTGTAACTCATCTTTAGGTGGCTTAAATTCTTCATATTTTGAATAATCGATGTTTAGGAATTTCACTCTTGGATCGTTTTTGAGTTTCTTGGCCTCTTCGCTATCTAGTAGATATGTTCCACGTGTCTTACTGTGGAATTTATCATCGGCACACTCTACGCATCTTTCAGGTATTTCATCACAATGACTACCGTCATGTATAAGTTCGTGATGCAGTTCATCCCATTGTTCTTCGGTGTGTGTACCGAGTTGGTAGTATTTTCTCTCAGACATAATTTACCCTTATATTAAATCAACCCAGGAACCATTCTCATATCCCTGAAATTTATTTGTGTCTGAATTATAAATTAAATCACCATTTGCTGCTATTAAGGAATCTCTTGCGGCTGTAGTAAATGAAGCCATCTTAATTGGAGAAGAAGTTAATTCAACCCTTGTCCCTGCTGTTAATTGTATCTCGTTGTCAGAAAAAATTTCAGGAATTCCTGAACCATTTGAAGTAAAATCTCCTGTAATAATTAAATTATTTCCAACAGTTAAATCATTTTGTATGGTTGCATTATTATTTACAGTAAGATTTACACTTATTGTAGCATCCTGCCCCACACTCAAATCATTGCCAACTGCAACATCACTGTCCATGTTAACAGCAGGTGTAAACACAATAGCAGCACTATCAGAACTATCAATGGTGTTGGTATCAAATGTAATATTTCCAGTTGATCCACCACCTACTATCGAAATGTTTCCGGAACCAAGAATAGAGGTTCCGTTAACAGTCTTAATGTTAGTGCCACTTACAAGTGTTTCTTGACCATCAGTAATGCCATAACCGGACAGTGTTGTGGGTGTTCCGGTCAACGAACTATATTGTCCATCAAATAGTGTTGGTAAATTGGTTAGGCTGTTGTAGTCACCATCAAATGATTGAGGAGCATCTTCAAATGTGAATGTTCCGGCGCCGTCGGTTGTAAGTATCTGTCCGTTCGTTCCGTCTGAAATTCCTAAATCTAATATGCTGCCAGGAATAGGAGCAACTGGTTGTATCCATTGTGAGCTGGTTCCGTCATCTACATAAACATAAAGTTTTGCTGTTGAACTGTCAAACCAAATAGTTCCTGCATCGGGAGACAGCGGTGCAGTATCAGAAACTTCGATGCTGCCGCTTCCGCCACCAACACCAACACCTGCAGATGTTGCTTTGGCAAGGAAGACTGCGTTAGTAACGTTGTCCAGAGAAGCCTTAGCGAGTCCAACGCCACCTCGGGTTTCGCCATCATAGAGTTTTAGAGTCTTAGAATCACGATCGAAAAATATCTCTCCATAACTTCCGTATTTTTTATCAAGATAGGTGGCTTCTCGAGGTATTATTCTAATATTTCCAAAGGTTTGGGCTATAACACTCATTCGATTTTGTCTCCGTTATACAGTATTTATCATATGCTTCATTATTAATTTCTTAGGTCTATATGGACGGATAAATAATTAACTACACACATAATGAGATGATATGAATCAAAGATTAGAAGGAAAAGTCAAAAAGGGATGGGGATACGAACTCATTTGGGCAACCAATGACAAATATTGTGGCAAGATCATGGTATTTGAAAACAAGGGTGCAAAATTTTCTATGCACTTTCATAGAGAAAAAGAAGAAACTTGGTTTGTAAATTCGGGCAAATTTCTTCTTCGTTGGATAGACACAAGCACTGCCACCCTTCACACAAAGGAACTGACTCAGGGAGATACTTGGCATAATCCTCCATTACAACCGCATCAACTGGAAGCACTCGAACCCATGAGTGAAATCTTTGAGGTTAGTAGTGCAGATAGCGTGGAGGACAATTATAGAATTGCTCCTGGAGATAGTCAAAGTAATGATGAAAAAAATAGTAGTCAACGGTAGTTTCGATATAGTTCACAGAGGACATCTTGAACTATTACACTACGCAAAAAGTTTGGGAGATTATCTTCTAGTTTGCATAGATACCGACAGCAGAATTTCCGAATTAAAGGGTCCTAATAGACCAATCAACAATCAAGAAGATAGAAAATTCTTACTACAATCTATCAAGCCCGTGGACGAAGTTTTGTTCTTTAATTCAAAACAAGAGTTGGAGGATATATTAGAAAAGTATCAACCCGACGCGATGGTAAAAGGTAGTGACTATGTGGGTAAAGAAATTGTTGGAAGACAATTTTGTAAATCAATTAAGTTTTATGAG